ACGTAGGAACATACCAATCCCAAATGACATAACCAAGTCATCATTGTAACCACTTTGAGCTTCTGGTCTTCCATTACGCCAAATAAATACTTTCATTTCCTCTAGTAATCTTTTAGAACGTATAACTACAGATCTATCACCAACAAATTCTCTAAATTTATTAATACATAAAGGTCTTGTTCTCATTGACATTGTAAACCCCGGTACCATTTCACTGCTACCTTCATATGCTCTTAAATATGACTCAGCAGTCATTTTGTCGGTTTTAGGTGACTGGTATAAATTTCTATATCCTCTTTCCCTAATTGCATCTAAAGTAGCCCATCCTATGTTAGCATTTTCAACTACTAGCATTGCATTATTATATTCAGTAGCCAATCCAGTTAAAAAATAACCAAATTCTTTAGGTGGCAGTTGTCCTCTATATTCACCTACTTGTGTGTTTGATTCAATGTCAATTATATGACATGCAGAAAAATCTTTACCATCACCTCTAGCAACATCGGCTGCAATCATATATTCTCTTGAATAATCTGCTCCTTCCCAAATCCATAGATTTTGGTCTACACCTCTTCTTTCTAATGGTTCTTGTATTGTTGTTTGAGAAACAAAATCAATCCATTCTGAATGAAAAACAATGTCACCTGATGTACTAAAATCACAATCACATTCTTGTGCTGCCATTCTAGGATCACCTAATAATTCATCTTGTCTATCTCTCCATGATTGATCTCTTTCAGGATGCACATCCCAAGGTAATCTAATTGGTAAAAAATCGTTTTGTTGATTTTCAGCTGATACCCATGTTTTGTGAAACCAATTTCCAGTACCATAAGGTGTACTTAATACTATAGCACCACCACCTGTAGCTAGTGTTTGTTGAGCTGAAGCCCATATTTCACCAATTTGATCAATAAATGCTGCCTCATCAATTAATAGAAGAGATACTGCTTCTGATCTACCAGCATCACTTGATGCAGATGTTGCTTTAATTATTGACCCATTACTTAATCTAAGTGATAATTTATTATTTTCTTCGGCTGGTATTTTTAACCAAGATGGTAAACCTTCATACATGAATTTTACCTTGGTAACCATATTACGTGCTGTTTCTTGCTTAGTTGCAATACACAGTATATTTTTATCCTTATGAAATAACATCATCCATAAAGAATAACCACCTGCTAGGGTAGATATACCTAACTGTCTTGATTTAAGAATAATTGAGTAAGGATTTTCTTGCATTAAATGCAATACTTTTTCTTGAAATGGGTATAAATTAAATAATATTCTGCCTCTTTGTGGGTGTTGAATATTACAATACTTTTTCATAAAATGAGCAGGATCCTTAGCACATCTTATATATTCTTGTCTTATTATTTTTTTTAAATCTGACATTAATTATTTAGGTAATGAATAATCTATTACATGAATTGTAATCAAGGTTCCTACAACCCCACTTACAATTCCAAACCAAGGTTTTTTATACCACTTATCTATTTGATTTAATCTATCATCATATAATTTAATTTGATCTTTCAATATAAATATTTCTTGATTTTTATAATTAAGGATTAAACTATCTTGTTGTGTCAACAATGTATAATTTTTTAGTTGCAATTCCAAGTCACTAATCAAAACAGTTTTTATAGAATCCTGTTGTTTTAAAGTATCAATAGATAAAAAAAATGTATTTAACTCTTCTTGAGGTATTTGAACTGTATCTTGGCTATAGCAATTTAATGTTATAAATGTTAATAAAGTAAATAATATAGATTTCATATTACTTTCTATATTTGGACTCAAAATCTTTAATAGTTTTTTTAGGTGTTTTGGTAGATTTTATTTTTGATTTTGTGTCTTTGATTTTTAATTTTAATTCTTGTATCTTTGACTTAGTTGAAGCTTTTTCTTTTTTTACTTTAGATGCTCCTTTAGTAATAAAATCTAATTTTTCATCATTAGCTTTAACTTTTTTGTTAAATTGTTTTTTACTTTTACTTTGAGATGCTAAAGCAATAGCACTAGCAAGGAACCCAAAAATTACTAGCAAGATTTTATATATTTTACTCATAACTATTTTTTATTTTCTAATAAAGATTCTAATTCTTTCTTTATTTTATTTAATACTCTTAATCTATCTTTTAATTTATCTTTTGCAGGTCCTTCTTCAGTAGCAGACCATTTTTTAACCACTTGCTTCATTTCCTTCTGTGTATCAGCTAATTTGTAACCAATTTTAGATAATGGTTCTCCTTTTAAATCCTTAGCTTTTGGCTCATCTTCATCTTCTTCAAATACCGCAGTTGGTTCAACTGGTATATTATATTTATCAACTACACTATCATCATAAGTATGATTAACATACCCATCATCCTGGAATTTATCTGAATCATTTCCACTATCTGGAGCTTCTGATAATGCATCACCTAATTCATCGGCATGTGCTTTTGATGCTTCCAATTCTTTATTAAGATCTTGTTGTGCTTTAATATCTTCGGCATCAGCTTCTTTTAAGATGTCAAGTATTTCGTTTTGTATTTGTTTTCTAAATTCTGATTTTTTCATTGTAAGAATATTTTGTTATAAATATCACGAAAAGATTACTGATTTAACAGTTTTTATTCGTTCTTCAGTAGATCCTTGAATTGTTGTGTATTTTGTATCTCTCCAATCTAATATTTGTAATATTTTTTTATTAATATTATCTCTATATCTTAAATCAGTTTCCCTAATTCCATTATCTTCCATTTTAACACCTACAGGAGATATATAAAATAAATGATCATAATCATTAATTAAATGTCCTAAAGCTGAATTTAGATGAAATGCCTCATTAGCAGTCATTGACTCAGATAAAGCACTAAATGCCATAACATCAACAACAGTTCTATCTGTTATAATTTTATCACATAATAACTCACTAGCCCTTTCAGCTGCAAATACTAATTGACCTTTTAATGTTGAATCCATATTTAATGGTATTCCCATATCCATCAAATGTTTAGAACGCTCTGTTCTAGAAGTGTAACCCTTAAATTCAGGTAATTTAGCTAATTCATTAACTAGTGTTGTTTTACCAACTGACATTGTACCACAAAATCCTATTTTCATAACTTATTATTTTGGTTAATATACGAAATATTTATTAAAATTCCTATTTATTTCTTTCAGTATCATAATATGATTCACTATGCTCATAATCATCCTCTTTAGGTGCTTGTGATGCACCTGGTTTTACTCTATAACTATCTGAGTCAAAATGTTGTGTTGATACTTCAAATATAGTAGCTCCTTCAGTTAAAGCTTTCATTTGGTGAGGTTGACCTGGTAGTAAACGAATACAATCACCTTCACTAACTGTAGTGATATATTCATCAGCTTCAGCAGTATCAATATATTTGAACTCAAATTTACCTTTTGAAATATACCATGCTTCATCTTTTAATAAATGAAAATGCATTGAAAATTCTTTATCCTTTTTAAATACTAATAATTTACCACAATATTGTTCATTATTAGCTATCCATAATTCGTGACCCCAGGCTTTTTCATGACGTTCACCTGTATATGGTTGTGCTTGTATTGTATGTTCTCTCATATTTTTAATTTTTAAGACATATAGTGTCTATGCCAATTTTATGTATTTTATATCCTAATGATTTTAAAAATTCATCAGTTTGTTTTACTTTTTCTTGAGGTATATTTAAATGTTCATATTGAATATATTTTAAAGTATTAAAATGTTGGGGTTTTAAACTTTGAATTAAATCACAATCTAAACTTTCTACATCTAATCTTAACCAATCATATTCATCTTGTTCTAATAAATAACTAAGAGACTCACACTCCATATTGACTTGATGAATATCATTTTCAGATATATTTTTATCTAATAAATGATTTTTATCTAGTGAACTTAACCCAATTTGGTTAGTATAAATAAAAAATTCTCTTATCTCTTTTTGCGTACTAACTCCTTTATTTAAAAATTTTATATTTGAATATTTACTAAATGAATCGACTAGCACTTTATATTCTTTACTTTGGGGTTCAATTAATAATGCTTTAGTTTGATTTTCTACTACAGCATCTAACCATTCTCCATAAGATCCTCTACCAGCACCTGCTACTATTCCATTTTTTAAATTATTACCTACTACACAAGTGTAAAATACATCTTCAATTAAATCATCAAAAAATGGCCCTGATGGTACTTTTTTAATTATACGATTACTTTTAGTAGTAATTTCTACATCATTATTACGTAAATTATAAGTACACCAAGTACCAGGTTCTAAATCAATAGACCATTCTACTACTCTGTTATAGGCGTTTATAAAGTTTACTTTTAAAGGTAATTCTTTTTTAGGGATAAAGTTAGATATTGTTGAAGAAATTTCAACAAACCATTTATCATCTTGTTTTTCTACTTTTATAGAAAGTTTCATTTAGTTTCTATATGTTTCACCTTTTGGTGCTGATTGTTTATACCAAGGTAGACCTTCTCTTTCTCTCATTATATCCTTAAAATTTTCTTCGTCATAAGGGATTCCACTTAAATACCATCCTTTTTTAAATTTACTTTTTCTTGATAGTGGTACTATAGCTGGATTATCATATCTATGGTGTTTAAAATGATCTTCACCTTCCATTTTTATTAAGTAATGTCTAGCACCTCCATTTACAATTACTTTTTCTTCAAATAATTTTACTTTTTCTTCTTTTCCCATGTTTATTTATTTAATTTATTAGTATTCTCTTTTGGCATTGTTAA